CCGTCTATAAAAAATACACCTTGATAGTATTTACCAAGTGTAGTTATTGTCGCCTTAAACGTATCTAAATCATCACTTATATTTCCAGGAACTATACAGTATAAACTTGTTGCTTTTCCTTCCCAATCAAAGGTATCCCCCTCTGATAGGTTTAAATCACTAATAATATCAAAACCAATAATCATAAAATACTTATATGGAAATGGGGCAAATGCCCCATTATTTAAACTAAGTTAGTTCAAATTTCACAAAACCGGTGGTTTTGCTTTAGGTGTGCGTGGTTTTGTAGCTTTCTTTGCAACTGCTTTAACTTCCGCAACAACTTCTTGTTCAACTGCAACCGCTTTGGCTTTAGCCTTACTTGCCGCAGTCTTTGCTTTTTTAGCAACTACCTTAACTTCTTCCTCAACTTTAGCAACTACTACTTCGGCTTTTTGCTCAAGTTTAACTGCTTCTGCTTTTACTTCTTCAACTACATGTTGAACGGTTTCTTCAGTCTTTTTACGACCAAATACTAAATAAGCAGTAACAGCAATAACGATTACGCCAATAATTAATTCCATGATAAAATCTCCTTGTACTACTATTTAGAACCGGATTTCAATTAAGAAAAAAAATAAATAGATATATGAGTTATAGAAACCCAACTTTAAGAGAAATGATGGATTCCCATCTACCCACAATTTCTAAGCAAAAACGGTTACCATTTAGACCTAGTTTAGAAGAAGCTCAATATGTATATAAATTACTAAATCGTGACATATTTGACAATCAATTAAAAATGCCTACTATTACATTAGCGGCCAGACGTAGAAAATATTGGGGAATGTGTGAAGGTAACTTAGAACTGAGTGATACCGGAAGTTGGTGTGAAATACAGTTAATGGATAAATGGTTTAGTGTTCAGTGGTTTGTCACTATAATAGCACATGAAATGTGTCATCAATATCAATGGGATATAGAAGGTCCAAAAAGATTTAGAAGAGGAAAAGACTTTTTGATGAGTCATGGTCCTACTTTTTTCAAGTATAGAAAAAGACTAAAACAACATAATATTCCACTAAAAACAGCACATAGTATGCGTAAATGGTTTAAGCATCAAGATTTGTTTAAAGCATAAACAAATAAATACATAACTATGAGAGCAAATGAATTTTTAATTGAAGCACTAACACCTGAACAAATCACCAAATTATATAAAGATTTGGGGTCAAAATATGATGCTAATATACACGATAATATATTTAAAGGAAAGTCTCGGATTTATGCACCTCTAGAGGACCAACCTTCCAGTTCAGGTGAGGAAATTTCATCTACTCAAAAAGAACTACAAAATGTAATTTCTAATTTTGGGTATGAAATTGATGACTATAAGCATGGATTGGCAAAAAAATCTAGTGATCCAAGTAAAAAAATAAAAATTGGAAAATTAATCAAGGATAAAGAGTTATTAAATAAATTTGCAAATGACCCAATTAGGGCTGCCACACGACAGGCTTCTCCACTTGAGGTGGTGTTTTCAAGAGATCCGGTTGATATTGCAGGTATGAGTACAGACCGCGGGTGGGTTTCATGCATGGATTTGGATGACGGTCCGACTGTTAATAATAAATATATACCAGCAGACATTAAAAACGGAGCAATCATTGCATACTTGATTAGAGAAAATGATAAAAATATTGATAACCCATTGGCTCGAATATTGATAAAGCCATATTATTACAAAAATCACATGGTACTTTTTCCAGATAATGTGTACGGAACTAATGTAGCTGGCTTTAGAGAAGTAGTTGATAAATTTTGTAAGTTTGCAAATTCTAATAGTCCTGAAGGTAACTATAGGTTACGTAAGTCTAGTTATTCAGATTCACATTCAGATATTAGGGCACATTATGACTTCTCTAAAATTGATGTATCTAAAATGACATTACGTGCAAAAAAATTAATTGCCGATAGATCAGAAGTTCCACCTGAACAATTAATGTTACTAGCAAAAGATAAGGATATGGACGTTAGAGATTTAGTAGCATCAAATAGAAACACCACACCTGAAGCATTGATGCTACTTGCAAAAGATCCGGTCGTTAGTATTCAATTGCACGTAGCATCCAATATAAGCACTCCACCTGAAGCATTGATGCTACTTGCAAAAAACACATGGAATCGTGTTAGGGCCCGTGTAGCAACAAATATAAATACTCCGCGTGAAACATTGAAGTTACTAGCAAAAGACCATGATGATTATGTTAGCCATAACGCAAACCTCATGTTGAGTTAACACTTGCTCATTAGGCAATAGTTTAAGCACCAAGATTTGTTTAAAGCATAAATACTATATATTTAGGAATTGTCATACTATGAGAGCCATAGAATTTTTATCTGAGGGCAGAGGTCTTTATGCTAGAACATTAAAAGATCCTCCCTTTTCTGCAACAGCCGTTAATACCTTTGGTGCAAAACAAGGCGATCCATATAAATTTCAAGGAATAACAAATTATCCAGAAATAGGTGCGTATGAGACACCTGAACAGTTTAGTCAGGATTTAGAACATATTAACAATCAGGTAAAACAACAATCAGGTCATGATATTATTTGGTCAGTCAAACCAACACAGGCACATAAAGCATTTGGTTTGGCTCAGTTTGTAGGACCAAATAATCAAGTTGTCTACTTTGCTAAACCATTCAAAGAAATCTTACCATCAATGATGCATAAATGGGATAACGATGAGTTATCAGGATTACAACCAGAATTAAGCGGTAGTAAAAAAGCACGTGCCGGATATAAACCTCAAGATTTATTTGGATCACGTAGTGATTTTACTAATGGATCAGATTTACTTGATTTTGTGCAGGATTCTAATGCTATAGCACAGAATATTAAAGATGGATTATTGATGATGTCCGCTAAACGCTTACCGATATTCGCGGGAGAGGGTGCAAACTTAACTGCTATTAGAGATAATCTAGGTGAAGTAATACAGAGTATTGCGATTACACATGGTATGGTTGGTGGCCCGGCAGATGTGGCTAGACAAAAATTATTAAATAATCAACCATGGGAAAGGCTTAAAATTCATTTCCCTTCAGGAAAAACAGCAGGTCTTACAGACTTTGAATTACATGCTGGTAACTTTAAATTAGGTGTAAGTAGTAAAGGTGCGAAGGGTGCTCCTGCTAGTGTTGCTAATTTGATTGAAGGTATTAACAATGCTAAAAATCAAAAAAATCCACAATACCTAGATAAAGAGTTCCCCATGGCGGCATCAGTAATACAAACTATTGCCGACCCGGATGCATCTATGATTAGTGGTCCGTTAGAATTAGCAGTATTATTCAACTTGATTACACATGATCAGGGTACAAATGTTATGGCTATGATTAAGAGTCATCAAAGAGAAAATCCTCCACCATGGACAGAAAAATGGACTCAAGCATTTACACCTGATCCAAAGAAAGATTGGAACTATGGTTATTGGGTATTGGCTGCAATAGCGGCAAAGGTAGCAGAAATAGTAAATGCAGATCCTGAATTCAGTAAAGGTTGCATGGCTTTCTTAAATCATTCTAGTATGATGCAATTATATACTGATGCTAAGAAGGTTGGTGATGACGTTCATATAACTGGATTTAGACCATTATATCCTCCTAACTTTGACGGTACTGTTGTGTTAGATTCTGGTAAAGGATACTATGCGTCAGGAGTTAATCAGAAATTTGTATTTGACTTCTTACCAACTAAAAAATAATAAAGGGTAACCTACCTATTTACTTTCTATAATTTTTGTGTTATAGTATACACATATTTTTATAGGAAGTTTATGAGTCTAGTACCAATCGTTATTGAACAAACAGCAAAAGGTGAACGTAGTTACGACATTTATAGTCGTTTAATGCGTGACCGTGTAATCTTACTTGAGGGTGAGGTTCACGACCAAATGGCAAATCTTATCGTTGCCCAATTACTATTCTTAGAGTCTGAAGGTGATAAAGATATTTCAATGTATATCAACTCACCCGGTGGTAGTGTAACTGCAGGTATGGCAATCTATGATGCTATGCAATTTGTTAAGCCAGATATTCATACAATCGTTATGGGTCAGGCATGTAGCATGGGCAGTCTATTGGCACAAGCGGGTTCCCCTGGCAAGCGTTTTATTTTGCCAAATGCACGACATATGATTCATCAACCATCAGGTGGCGCACGTGGTCAAGCAACAGATATGCTTATTCAAGTTAATGAGATTATGGAAATGAAACGTAATCTTACAAATATCTATGTCCAACATAATTCAAAGGGTAAAACTTTTGAACAACTTATGACTGATATGGAACGTGATAATTACATGAGTGCCCAACAAGCACTTGATTATGGCCTTGTAGACGAAATAGTTACAAAACGTCAGGCTTGACAATAAATCATTTTGGGTCTATAATAGAGGCTTCTCTAGTGAAAAAAGGAGTCTTCTATGGCGTACAAAGTTTTTCAACACGACCCAAAATGGGAACCCCGCAAAGGTCTCGAGGGTCCATTTCACTACCCTAACGGTCAGGTCTTGTATTACGATCCAATCGAGGGTCAATATTACGACCCTACAACCGACATGTATGTTTGCAATGAAGAGGCAAACATGATATTAAACCAACTTTTTGACATACTCAGAAAGTAATACTTTTGTTTGTTACCCAAAATTTGACAATAAATCATTTTGGGTATATAATATAGTCTTATTCAGTTGATTAAAGGAGTTTGATATGAAACGGATTCTTGTATTATGTTTTATTAGTTCTTTATTTACAGGATGTGCCTCATCTCCTAGGCAGAGTACTGACGATATTGCGGTAAGTGTCCGCCAAACTTGTATTAATGCAGGTTTTGCACCAGGCTCTCAACAATTCGGAAGTTGTTTCCTACAATTAATGCAAGGTGCAGTGGAGCGGGAATCAAAACCAACTTTCCTTCAACAATATATGTTAAATCGGGCGGCAAACCCAGGATTATATCAAAATTCATCTCCGTTGCCCGTCACTACACAATGTAGCCGAACAGGATCCTATATTAATTGTGAAACCTCGAGATTCTAAAAGGTTGACAATAAATCATTTTGGGTATATAATATAGTCTTATTCAGTTGATTAAAGGAGTTGTTATGTCAGTTGCTATTGCTCAGGGTGTTGCTAAAGATATGCAACAGAAAAAAGAGATTCGTATGTATGGTTGTACCGAAGAACAAATGCGTGAGGCTGTAGAACAAAGTATTACTTTTCGTCATTCAGGTCCTGCTATGATGGCGGCTAGTATCATGTCTGATTGTCAGGAAATGATTGCGTATGACAACAACGGCGCTTATGATTTTATGGTCATTGAGGATGTTCGTCAAGCCCTTAATCGTGCAAAGTGGATTCTCTTTGAATATTGTGATACACGCCGTGATTGACAATAAATTGTTTTGGGTATATAATATAGTCTTATTCAGTTGATTAAAGGAGTTGGTATGCGTAGTTTTACATTTGATGTAGTAGAAGTGATGAATGCTAATGGGTATTGTCGCAAAGTTGAGGGCGCACAGTGGATTAAACTAGCAAAGAAAATGGTTCGTGAAGGTCGTGCTACTTTGGTAGAAAATAACTCATTGTGGTCTGGTTATGGCGGTTCACGTGACGTAAGTTATAGACGCTGGAATTATACAGTTACCGAAAAGGTAAACTAAAAGTAGTATATCCAAAATTTGACAATAAATCATTTTGGGTATATAATAGAGTCTTATTCAGTTGAAACAAGGAGTTATTATGCGTACAAAGACAGTAATTGATGGTTTCAAAAATTCACAAAAATTCCGTATTATTTTCAAAGGTGATGGTTCTGAAAATGACGTTGGATTTTACATGACCGTAAAACAAATGACCGAGCAATTTGCTACAGTTAACGCCCGCTCACTTTGCTGGGACGCATTGATTAAATTGTCTTATTTGCGTTATGAAGCCAAACGCAAAAACGAACCTATTCCAACAGGTCTCGGCGAGACATTCCGCGGCAAACAAGTGCAAGTTGATTTGGTATAAGGAGTAAACATGACTAAGAAAATCTCTATCAAGGTATTTGCAGATCCAGGTCATGCATGGGCACGTGTTGCTAAGTCTAAGTTGGTGAAACTTGGCATTGCTGAAAAAATCTCCCCTTACAGTTATCAAAAAGGTGAGAATGCTTTCTTGGAAGAGGATTGTGATTTGACTGTATTGGTTAACGCATTACGTGAGCGTGGCTATGAGGTCAAATTCAACGAAAGTTATACTAATCGCCAAAGCAAAATTCGCAATTATTTTTCATACAAAGGTTAATCAATGATTAAGGTCAATACAAATTTGAGTACAGATGGTTCTGGATATTGGTCTAATTTGGCTAAAACAGTACTAGTTACAGGATTAGAACTTTCGTATACAAGTGATGATTGGGAGTTTGGCGAACTAAGGGTACACTTTAGCCCTGATACTTGGAACGTGAATGTCTACGGCCTCATTTATACAGATAACGAATTTTTAAGTAATGTAAAAGTATTACTTTCTAGACTAGAATTAGGTACTGATGTTTCTTATTCTGAGCAGGGTATGCAAGGTGATACTTTTGTTAGCCTAGATGTTGGTCCTGAATTCATAAAATCATACAAAATGGCTTGACAATAAATCATTTTGGGTATATAATAGAGTCTTATTCAGTTGATACAAGGAGTTTTTAAATGATAGCAAGTACAAAACAGATTCGTAGTTTGATTCGTAAACATTATAATAATGTACTAGGACGCAATTCTTATAGTGATAAATGTAGTGACCCAACTATGCGTTTGGTAACTTTCAATGTAAGTGTTCCTAATTTAAGTGATTTCAAAAAAGATATTGAATTTTTGATGTTCTGTGCAGGTTATACTAATCGTGTAAAAGTTTCAGGTGTAACAGATAAAAATTTATCTAGGGGTAAATTTGGGTTACAATACTTGCGTATCAAAGCAAGTTTTGTTGCTTAAAAACAACTACCCAAGACTTGACAATAAATCGGTTTGGGTATATAATAGAATCTTAAACAGTAAAGAAAAGGACTAACAAATGGCTACACGTTCAGCAATTGGTGTGATGCATGGTGATAACTGTAAAATGGTATACTGTCATTGGGATGGTTACTTGGAACACAATGGTGAGATTTTGCAAAAATACTATGATAGTCCAAAAGCAAATCATTTAGTAGCACTTGGTAATCTTTCTAGTTTGCGCCCTAATATCGGTGAACAACATCCATTTAGCAAATATGAAATCAACGACAAGTCTCCTAATGTTGATGCACTAATTGCCTTGTATGATGAGGCAGAATCTAAAGGTTGGTCTACATTCTATGGTCGTGACCGCGGTCAAGAAGATGAGGGCTATAAAACTTTTACTAAATTTACTGATGCAGTTCAATACTATCAAAATTGTGGTGTTGAGTTTATCTATATCATGCACAACGACACTTGGTATGTGACTAGTGGTGACATGACTGAAATGGTAAGTTTGGAAACTGCATTGAAGGAAGTGGAGACTGTATAATGGAAGCAGTAGTAGAGACAACAGTATGGACTGATAGCAATAATGCTAATCATACATACTTACTTGATGGAACCAAAATGCTTGCATACATCAAAGTTGGATCTACTACTCCATTCTACTTTAAGAACCCAATCACCATTGATAAACGTGGTCGTAAATTTCAAGTATTGAAAGTTAGTCCTTTCAAAAAGGTAAAAGAAAAATCAACTATAATTAAAGTACCCGGTAGTAAAGGTAATATATACAGTATTGATACAGAAGAAAAAACTTGTACATGCCCTGGATATATGTATCGCGGTTCTTGTAAACACATAACGGAGTTAGTATGATAAAATTTTCAAAGAATGATGCATTAGCACTAGAAGCCATATTGTTTTATATTTTATTCTTTTTCTTTTTTCTGTTTTCAATGGTACTATTTGGAATACAATTGGGTGAAATGATTTTTGGATAATATATGATTATAATTGATATGACTAATCCCTGGAAAGTTGAAAGTGTTGCAAATGCTTTTTGCAAATTAGTTGAGGAAGTATCTGATAATAGAAAAGAATTTTATAAAGAACAAGCAAGACCAGTAGTAAAAGAATGGTTTAAACAAAAATACAATTACGAGGTAGAATATATATTAGATGAACACGGTAATTTGAGTAAAATACAAATTGATACTGATCCTCTATTCTTTATATTAAAACACGGTTAGAATAAAATGAAAATAGCAGTATGTAGTGATTTACATTTAGAGTTTGAAGATATCAACCTTAAGAACGATGAGGGTGCAGAAATCCTCATCCTGTCAGGTGATATTATGATTGCAGAGGATTTACATAGTCATCCTGAAACAAGTTATGGCATGTATAGTAGTGTTAATTTAGCAGACTTAGGTCATAGACAATTAATGGCATTACGATTCCGTGACTTTCTTAGCCGTTGTAGTTTTCAATTCCCACATGTAATTTATATTGCAGGTAATCACGAATTCTACCATGGTCGTTGGAAGGCTAGTTTAGACCATTTGCGAGAAGAATGTGCCAAGTTCCCCAATGTTTATTTTTTAGAAAACGAGATCAAGGTTATCAATGAAGTGTCCTTTATTGGCGCAACATTGTGGACTGATTGTAATAAAGGTGATCCATTAACACTACATGCATTAACTGATATGATGAATGATTATCGTGTTATCCGCAATGATGAGGCGGGGTTCACCAAGCTGCGTCCGGCGCATTCAATGCATCGCCATCAACAAACATTGTCATATTTGAAGACAGTGCTACCTGATATGAAGGACAAAAAGGTCGTGTTTGTTGGTCATCATACACCAAGTCACCAATCAGTACACGAAAAATATCGAGGACAATATTTGATGAACGGTGGTTATCATAATGAATTAAGTGAATTCATTTTGGATCATCCTGAAATTGTATTATGGACTCATGGTCATACACATGAACCATTTGACTATATGATTGGTACTACTCGCATTGTTTGTAATCCAAAAGGATATGTTGGACATGATGAACATGCCGAGCATTTTCAATTAAAGTATTTGGACATATAAATGAAACAAGGTGTCCAAAACATCTTGTTTCGTAGACGATATTATCGTATAATCTTTGTACGTTGTAAGAACAACGAAATTTTTAAGGAAAATAAAATGAACGTGACTAAATCACAAGCCCTCTTAGAGGCACTACGTAAAGGTGAAGAACTCACCGCAAAGCAAATTACCCATCGTTTTGGTATTGCTAACCCAACTGCATCTGTTAGCGCATTGCGTTTTAACGGTTTTGCAATTTACGCTAACAAGCGTACAAACAAACTTGGTCAAACTTTCACCAAGTATCGTTTGGGTACTCCAAGTCGTGCAGTTGTAGCAGCTGGCTACCGTGCATTGGCTGAGCAAGCCTAATTTAGGCTAGCACTAAAAAAGGGCATTTACTGCCCTTTTTTTGTTTACTAATATTAAGTTTTGTGTTATAATACACAGAAGGAGTATTCAATGGGTTTATTTCACAAGATAATGGATAAGTTGGGACGTTATCGTTTGATACCTGATCGTAGGACAGGTGAAGACTATATGCACCGATACTATCTATTCTTAAAGGATCGTAAACAATTTCCCTTTAACGTAACATTACACAAAATTGTAAAAAGTGATGATCCTATTTTTCATGACCATCCATGGCCTTATATGACTATTATATTGAGTGGTGGTTATTGGGAACATACACCGCTCTTTAATACGGTGGGAAAAAAGTTTGCAGAATTTCAAACATGGCGTGGTCCAGGTAGTATCATCATTCGCAAAGCAAAAGATTATCATTGGTTAGAACTTGATGAGAATGTAGGACCTGCTACTACACTATTTTTTATGGGACCTCAATTACGTGAATGGGGATTTTTAGTTGATAAATCTAAAACCAAAACGCAATGGATTCAACATGAAAACTATTTAGAAAATTATAAAGATTATCACAAACGATATATCGAACCAAAAGTTGCATTGAGCAGAAAGAAAGACTAAATGTTTATTACATTAACAAATGCAAATCAATCCCATAATGGAAAGAAAATAGCAATTAAAATTTCTGAAATCGTTTCAATCTATAATAGTAATATTACTAGAGAAGATGGTACAATTGAAAATGTAACATTAGTTTATGCCCCTCCCCATGGTACATGGGAAGTTACTGAGGCTTTAGAACACATTGTTACTGAATTAAATACATGGAACAAATAAAAATGAATGAAGATTTAAGAGAAACATTACTCATCCTTATGGAAGAATGTGCAGAAGTTACACAAGCAATTAGTAAGTGTTTTCGTTTTGGTCCTGACCAACTAAAGCCAGGAAAAGAACGAACTAATCTTAGTATGCTTGAAGAAGAAATCGGTGACTTGATGGCTATGGTTGAATTACTAGTTGACTGTAAGGTTGGTATAACTGATCAGGGTATTTTTGAAGCCAAAATGAAGAAGTTTGAAAAATTGAAACAATGGTCTAATCTTAAAATTAATAAATAATTTAATGCTTGATATCATATTAATTGCTTGTTTAGTATGTTTAGGTTACCAATTAGGTAAAATAGTTACCATACTTAAAATACACAATGGTATAGTTGATATTTTGACAGATAATACGACAACAGAATCTGATACAGAAACCAAAGTTTTTAAATTAAAGGTTGAACATATTAACTCTACTCTATATATGTATGATGATGAGAATAATTTTATTTGTCAGGCTGACTCAATCGATAAACTAGCCAAGCTGTCTTATCAATATAACAATATTAATTATGCCTCAGTTATGCATGATAGTCAGATATACACTTTTATAAAAGGTGTGGCAACTATTAAAGTATGAAAATAAAAATTAATAAATTTCCTAAAGGTCCAGGCCTACAAAAGATTGATATTCAAATTGATTCATGGGATACATGGAACATGGATAATACTCTTGCTAAAATTATCTATCCTATGTTAATTCAACTTAAAGCAACTAAACACGGTATACCTTCTGAGTTTTGTGAAGTGGGCGGTGAAGATTATAGTGAACAAGATAGTTTTGATTTTTATAAAGAAACACATGATGATGCATGGAAAAAAGGTGCAGAACGTTGGGACGATGTTTTAGATAAAATGATATGGAGTTTTGGACAACTTGCATATGAAGATTATGATAAAAATTATCATCACGGTGAAGCAGAATATGATTGGGTCGAAACTGATAGAACATATCCTAATCCAGTGACTGGCGTAATAGAACCTACATATCAAATGGTTGACAAGAATCCCGGAGATCATTGGTATGACCATGTAGGACACAAATTACATGAAGAACGTATACAAGAAGGTCTTGAGTTATTCGGTAAATATTTTCGTAGTCTTTGGGATTAATATGTTTTCATCAATGGTTAAGCAATTAGAGTTACAAACTTTAGGTAAGAATAATAATTTTAAAATTTCAAAAAAAGAATTTGAAAGTTTTGAAAAAGAATATATATTTGAACAAATCAAGGGTATCAAAATGGGTCAAGCATTTTGTTCTAAGTTTAAGGTTCATAATCATATACTAGAGATGTTAAGTAATGAATCTGCTAAAGACCATATTCAAAAATTTTATATAAAATGAAAAAGAAATTTATTGATTATTTCATGGATGTTGCTGAACGTACTAGCAAATTAAGTTATGCTAAACGTTTACAGGTAGGTGCCATCATTGTTAAAGATGATAGAATTATCAGTATAGGTTATAACGGTATGCCAAGTGGATGGGATAACATATGCGAAGATAAAGTTTGGGTAGGTACCTATCTACATGAAGAAGAAAATGAAGTTATAGAAAAATTTCCATATGAAGGTACATACTTAGATTCCGAACTGAACGAAGTTAAAAGTAGATATGTATTGAAGACAAAACCTGAAGTATTACATGCGGAGACTAATGCAATAAGTAAATTGGCTAAGAGTAATGAAGCCGGAGATAATTCAACTATGTTTTGCACACATGCCCCGTGTATTGATTGTGCTAAACTAATATACCAATCAGGTATAAAAAATCTTTATTACCGCGATACATACCGTGATAGTAAAGGTCTTGATTTTTTAAAGGGAAGTAACATAAGTGTTACAAAATACACAATACAAGACTGAGATTGATATTAAATTTGGGCAACTTGCACCCATAATGAATTGGTGTCAAACCCAATGTAATAGCAATTGGGGATATAAAATAGTCGATAGTGCCGGATTTCATCCTGGAAAATATGAATTTTATTTTGAGAATGAAAAAGATTATATAAATTTTATACTTTGGAAAACATGAAATACTATACTTTTTATCGTGAATCTAATAACTTTGATGATATTCTATGTGATATAAATCTTAAAAAAATACTAGTCCATAAGATTCGATGGGATCATCATTTAATGATTGGCATCGATGAATATAAAAAAGATATTGATAGGATCTTTAGTTATATTACATTAAAATACGGAGACGAAATCCGTAATACATTAACCAAAGATTATAGTCCAATACCAAATGTAGATTACATTCCTGTTAGACGCTAATCAAGTTGAGTTTTTATTACGAGGTATGATTAGTTTAAAATTAGATCCGTAACCAATTACACATGTTATTTTATCTTTAGTTGCAGTAAGTGTCCAAGTTTCTTTTGCAGGACCTACCCATAATAACACTTTTGATTCAGCCTGATCATTTGCCTGAGCGATAGCAATTGGTATCTCTTTCATCATATTTAATGCTGAAAAAATACGGTCTGTTTCATCACAATATGCATCAATAGATATTGAATACGGCTCTGCATTACTAATTGTTGAAATTAGTAGTAATGACAGTAGCAATGTATGTTTCACTTTTTATTTATGCTTTTGGTTGTTATGTTTGACATTCACTAATTTTTATACCGTTATAAATGAACCATGTCATAACAATTTCTCTATTTGTATCAGAAGGTTTACTATAATGTCCGTATGTAGTATACGGTGGAAAAACAACTATCTTTCCTGCTTCTGGTTTTATTTCTCTATTATGTGATGGGAAAACTAATTCACCGCCATCATTATCAGTCAAAAATAAAATGACTGTTGCATATCTCAACGACTTGGTAAGTCCACATACTTCACCATCATAATGATAGTGACATATTTGTCCCTTTTCATATAAATGATATTCATATCCAGTATCAGCTGAGGGGAAAAGAGGTTTAAACCTATTTTGTACTACACTACTTTGAAGGCGTATCATTATATTAGAAATAACGCTATCCAAATCATTTAGTTCTGGTGTGTTTGATATAAGAACTGTCTTACCCTCACGATTATATGAATTTAGTGTGTATTCCATTTTCGGAATATGAGGTTGTACCCTATTACGAATAAACATAATTTCTTCATCACTAACAAATTTTGGTACTTCAATAATCATTGTAATCAGATAAGGTGATATCCGATAGTGTCATGTCTCTAATAGTAATGCTTTGTGTTATTAGTAATAGTGATTTCGAATATTTCACTTTTTATTTATACTAGTAGATTTTACCCGTTTATTTTTAGGACCTAATTTTTTAGCCTCATCTAACATCCTATCAGTAATAGGACTGGTATGATGAGGGGCTAACTTTGGTGGTTCTTTTATTCTAGGTTTTCTGTTATACCAACTCATAGTTTACTCCTTCCATTAAAAAACCCCTATGATAGGGGTTTATATTATATTGAATTTCTACTTACATATTCATTAATATTTTTCTTCGCCTCTTCAAGTGTACTAGCATACACTTTAAAAATTCCCTTATTTTTCTTAATACTCACATCATATGGTATTACTCCGTGTAATTCAAAATTATCCGGTAGATCTACCTCTACATCAAATTGTCTTAAATTTTTAATTCTGTTAAGAATAGTCTCAATAACCTCTGCCATAACTATCTCCTTATATTATTTATTTATGTCTAGTAAGCCAATAGACAAAAAACAATACAACACTAGCAATAGTTGTATAAAACACAAGTAAAAATGTTATAAGTTTTCCAACACTCATTTCTAACAACATTTCTAGTATGGTTTGATATTCACTTTCTTTATCTTCTTCATTCATATAATTATCTTCCTACATATTTTTTGGGTTCTGCCTCTGCAAGACGCCTTGCCTCTGATTTAGGTATAATTTCAGTACCTAATTGCGGATACTTCTTAATTCTATCATGTATCACAAATGCCATCATACATGCTAC